ATATCAAAGCGATTGCAGAAGAACTTCGTGGTCTTGCTGTTGAAGCAAACGTTCCTATCATCTCAGCAACTCAAACAACTCGTTCTGGTTTTGCTAGTAGTGATGTCGATCTTACTGACACTTCTGAGTCCTTTGGTCTTCCTGCCACTGCTGATCTTATGTTTGCTCTTATTAGCACTGAAGAACTTGAAGGATTAAATCAAATCATGGTTAAGCAACTCAAGAACAGATATAATGATCCTACCATTTATAAGAGATTTGTAATTGGAGTTGATCGTGCAAAGATGAGGTTATATGATTGTGAACAGAAAGCACAAGACGATATAGTTGACAGTGGACAAGAAGAGGAGTATAATGACTTTAAACAGAAACCAAAAAAATCATTCGCAGAATTTAAATTTTAATGACTAAAAAAATTGACTTTGCTAAGTATGCTCATTTCGTGGATGGTGTCACATCCGATCCCAGTAAGGATTATCAATCTTTTATTGAGAGTCTTAGTTCCCTTAATGGAAAGGGTGCCAATATTAATCGCCTTACCACTGCTGCTGTTGGGATTAGTGCTGAAGGTGGTGAGTTTATGGAGATCGTTAAAAAGATGGTATTTCAAGGTAAACCTTGGAACGACGATAATAGAGAACATCTTATTATTGAGTTGGGTGATGTTATGTGGTACGCTGCTAATGCTTGTATGGCATTAGGAGTACGTATGGAAGAGGTTATCATTCGTAACACAGTCAAACTAGCAGCGAGATATCCTGATGAAGAATTTAGTGTTGAAAAATCTGAAAACCGTGCTGATGGAGACCTTTAATTATGAATAAAATATTAACCAAAGTCTCATTACCAATTGCTCCACGGAACCAAGCCGAACTTAAGTTGATCGATAAGGAGAGAGCAGAGTTGAAACTAAGCAGACCTGATTACTTATTTGAGAGGTCAAGACAGTTACGTCAGATGGAACAATATGATGTTGATAGAATTGCAACTGCACTTGAAAGAATTGCAGAGAAGCTAGACCATCTTCATATAGATGCTATAGATCACAATCACGTTGAAGGTGATATTAACAATCATCCAAAAACTTGGTAATGAATTACATTCATAACAACTTAGGTGCACTTGAACCCCACGAGTGCACCTTTTTAATTAACTATTTTAAGCAGAACCCAGACAAACAAGTCGAAGGTCTTCTAGGATTTGGTGATTCTATGAGGGTATCTCCAGATGAGAAGAAGTGTACAGAGATATTTCTTTCATCAAATCTATTAGTAGATCAGTTCATTTTTAAACCTGTTGCTAGGGTATTAAAAGAAACTTGTGAAGCATACATCAAAGAGTTTCCATTCTTAGATAAGATAGGAGCGTGGCAAGTAGCACCTAACTTTAAGATCCAACATTACAAACCAGGTGAAGGATACTTTAAAGAGCATTGTGAGAATGATGGTGGATCAGATGGTGATGCTGAGTATAGAGTTATTGCTTGGATGATATATCTAAACACTGTTACTGATGGTGGAGAGACAGTATTCCCTACACAGAATGAACAGTTTAAACCTAACCGTGGTGATGTATTATTCTGGCCAGCATACTGGACACATCCACATCACGGAGTTGTATCCCCTTCACAAGATAAATATATCTTGACAGGTTGGTACAACTTTAGTGGCAGATAAGGGAATTACAACACCATCAGCTCGATCTAGACTCATAGAAGATAATCCTGAGTGGAAATCTATTAGGCTGACATTACTTAAAAATACTTTGATGTATGATAAAACATCGAAGGAGGAGATTAAGTGTACTTGTAGGGAAGGTACTCAGGTCAAAATACAATCACCTAAACTAGCTCAGTGTGGTCCAAACAAGAAGTCCAAGTGTGTACTAGCTAAGGTTGGTACTGCTGGACCTGGATATATTATGGTATCACATATACTTAAACCTGATATAAAGACTAGGACTACTGATACTAAGAAAGCAGAACGAGCTGCTATGAAACAATTAGATAAAATATTAAAGGAGAAAGTTAAGTGTCTAGGAGAAGCAACAATATGTACACCTATAGGTAATATTGTAGGTGCTTGTGGTGTTGAAGAACTTAAAGGTACACCTAAAGCAGATTTTGCTATCGTAGATAAGAAGGGTAAGGAGATATTTTGGATATCACATAAGAAGACAGGTGGTGCAAAAGCATTTCAACAGTATGGTGGTGTGTCTAAGTCAGCAGGAAGGAAGATAGCAATGCACGAACAAACACAGAACTTCTTACAACAGACTACTGCGTATGTAGATGACGATCAATTACAAGTACCAGTAATGAAGGAAATAAAGGATGAGAATTTAATTCGTATGTCAGTGTTTGGTCCTGATGCAGATGGTAATAGTACAAAATTTGGTAAGAATAATTGTCACGTTTTAGGTCAAGGCAATGCAGTTATGACTTGGAAAGAAGATAACTGTTGGGATTTAAAATGGGAGCATACCGTTTGGAATGATCGTAATGGTGTAAATGCTTTCACTAAAGGTGATGGTTATCAAGCAGTATTTGGTGCTACCTTCCGTAAGGATAGAGGATTCACATATCTGGAACAGAAATATAAGGGTGCACGTGTGGGGATTTACCCAAAAGCATTGATGGAAGGTCGAACTAATGTTATAGTATTAAAGGACGCATAATAATATGGCTACTAAGAACACCCATCTCGAACACTTAGAAGATGACATCCTAAACCAAGGTTCCAAGGGTGGTAAGAATGCTATTGCTTTCCTGAAAGAACTAGGAAAGATGTTGACAGAACCCAAGAGTGCTATTACTGTCACTACTAAATGGGATGGAGCACCTGCTATTGTATGTGGTGTCAATCCTGAGACAGAAGCGTTCTTTGTGGGAACTAAATCAGTATTCAATAAGACCAATCCTAAGATCATATATGTTGAGAGTGATATAGAATTCCACGGTTATAGTGGTGAACTAGCAAAGAAATTAAAACTAGCATTGAAATATCTAAGTACACTTAAGATTAAGGGTGTACTACAGGGTGATATGTTATTCAGTAATGGTGATAAGGTTAGGAAGCAAATAGATGGTAAGTCTTGTATTGCTTTCACACCTAATACTATTACCTATTGTGTAGAGAAAGGATCTGATATCTATAAGGAAGTTAATGCTGCAGAGTTTGGTATTGTATTCCATACAAAATACAGTGGTTCTGATATGGCATCTATGAATGCAGTATTGGGTGATGTTAGTGGGAGTTTTACTAAGACTGCTAAGGTATTCTCAGGTACTGCTACGTTCAAGGACGTGTCAGGACAGTCAACATTCACACCAAAAGAGAAGACTGCCTTCAATGCTCAGGTCAATAAGACACACGGATCATTGAAGCAAGCATCTAAGTTCTTAGATATACTTGCTGGCACAGGTGATGGTAGGTTTTTATTCTCTGCTCTATTCAAACAGTACTTTAACTCTTATGTAAGAACAGGTAAACCAATTACTAACGTACAAAAAGTAGCAGCAGGATTTGAAGGGTTCTATGTCACGCTATTAGATAAGCAAATTAATTCAGTTAAACAACCTACTACTAAAAAGAAATATCAAAAGATAAAAACAGACGGACAAAAGTTTTTAAAGCAGAATGCAAGGGCAGTTTATATGACTGTGGCATCCTATATGAACCTAATATCCGCAAAAAATATAGTTATTAAGAAACTTAATGCAGTAAAGAGCGTAGGCACCTATCTCAAGACTGACAAAGGGTTTAAGGTTACTTCTCCCGAAGGATTTGTGGCAATAAAATCAGGAAAAGCACTCAAACTTGTTGACCGAGTTGAATTTTCCCGTGCCAACTTCACAATAGAGAAGAACTGGGGGTGATAAATAATAAACGACAACCAATTATATTGCGATGAAGTTAAGTCAATTCTTATCTGAGGCACGTACTGTTGCAGGTGAAGCTGCATCTAAAAGAGGACTTGCACACGCAGGTCACGGTTACTATGCTGACAGGGCAGGGAACATTGTTGCCAAGTCTGTTGGTGGTGAGCGTCTTGTAGCTGTAGATAAGAAAGAAGCAGAGCAAGCTACTGTAGGATCAGCACAAGGTGAGGCAGAAGATGCACATCTTCCTGAGAAAGGTGGTGAAGGTCTAGGACATATCGCATTAACATTTGGTCGTTTTAATCCTCCTACTATTGGACACGAAGCACTCTTAGATAAGGTTGCATCTGAAGGTGCTGATAATTACAGGATCTATCCTAGTAGGACAGTGGATAGGAAATCTAATCCACTAGAACCAGAAACAAAGATTCAGTATATGCAATCGATGTTTAAAGAACATTCAGAAGCCATCGTTAACGATGCTGATATGTCAAACATCTTTAACGTACTGTCTACTCTCAATCAAGAGGGTTATTCTGGTGTCACTATGGTTGTTGGTTCTGATCGTGTGTCAGAATTCAAAGGACTTCTTGAGAAATATAATGGTGTTGCATACGAATTCGAAGAACTCGAAGTAGTATCAGGTGGGCAGAGAGATCCCGATGCCGAAGGTGTTGAGGGTATGTCTGCATCTAAAATGCGTGCGTTTGCTGCTGAAGGAAACCTTGAATCATTTGAACAGGGGTTACCTAAAGGGTTTAGTGACGCTAAGAAATTAATGAAAGAAGTTCGTATTGGAATGGGTCTACCACCAGAGGTAGAAGTTGAAGCAATTGAAACTGAACCTAAGAAGAAAAAGGTTACAGAACTCTGGAAGATTGCACCTAAACTTGCTCAAGAAGATTTGCGTGAAGCATATATATCAGAGCAGGTATTCAGTATCGGTACTTTAGTAGAGCATACAGATACTGGTGTCCGTGGTGAAGTGGTACAACGTGGAACTAACTACGCTACCTTTAAAGATGAGCACGGATGGGAATTTAAAGTATGGTTAACTAGTTTAACAGAAGTTGCAGATGCTTCAATCAAAAGAGATGACCAATCAAACTTCTCTGCTGATGATGGATCAGGCAACACTTGGAAAGTCGGTACTGATGAGTATAGACAAGCAGTTCAAGCACTAACACCTGGTCAAGGTGTAGTGAAGTTCAGTCATTTCCGAAAACAAACCCCTACTAAATAGTAATTACAAAGAATTAGTCAGATGGATTTAACTCTTACGTCAAAACTCCTGAAGTATAGTCCTTCAGACGTACAAGCGGTACGTTATACAGTATCTTATGCCAAGAATAACTTTCAAGGTGATGCTGTGGATGATTATATTCAAGAGCACTGTAAGTCACGTGCCAAGTTGGAGATAGCAGAGATCTTTTTAGGTGAGACCTCCAATGCAAACACTATTAGTGCTAAGTCAAGTGCTGCCAGTGGTAAGATTGACAAGATCAAAGAGAAGCCATCGACTGAGGGATCTACTTCCCCTGCAATGAAGTCTATTGAAGCAAAAGGCGATGCAAAGAAAGTAGGATACAAAGGTGGACTAGAAGGTACTGGTACTAATGTTGTACAGAAAGAAGAGACCGACTGGATCGCTGATGTCGTAGAAGAATTAGGTGATGAGTTCGATGAGTTGACTGATGAGGATTTGGAGAATGTTATCCTCGAAGCACTAAGCGAACTAGACTCCGAAGAATTAATTACTGAGGCTTTAGATTCCTTTGAAGATCTAGAGTTATTAACAGAAGCACCATCAAAGCATTCAGCATTCCCTAATGTTGCAGTGCAGAAACCTCAAAAGGAAAAGCCTGCACGTGATGCTGGTGCAATTGCTAAGAAGCGTTTATCAGATAAACAGGGATCTAAACCTGCTAAGTCAGATAAACCTAGCCGTATGGCTCGTCTTGGCAATGCTGCTAAGAGAGTAGGATCAGCCGTTAAGTCTGGTGCTAAATCAGTAGCTAAAGGTGCAGTTAAAGGTGCGGGTTATGCTACTGGTTTAGCACAACGTGCGGCTTCAACTACTAAGAAAGAGTTCTCTAAAGGTAGAGAGCGTGGTCTTAAAGGTAGTGGTGCGAAGAAGGCAGTTGCTTCTTCTTCAGGATCTGGATCTTCAGGATCTGGTGACACTCCCACTTCAAACTTAGCGAAGACTTCTTCTACAACCACAACAACCACAACAACAGGTGGTGGCGGTGGTTCTGGTGAAACAAAACCCAAGAAAAAATCTCTATTACGTCGTGCTGCAGGTGCGATAGGTAGAGGTCTCAAAAAGGTCGTGGGTAAAACCTCACGTGCTGTTTCTAAGGGTTCCGATAAACTAGCAAGGAAACTTGGAGAAGACTCCACTATGGAAAACAAAGTACAACGTGTTCGTCAGATACTTGCGATGCAAGAAACTGCTGCTCACGATAAGAGATCACTAGATGCTAATGCTAACTCTTGGAGAGAGCGTCTTGGTTGGGACTTAGAAGAAGAGAAGACTCCTGAGCAAAAGAAGAAGTCTGATGTTCTTAAGCAAACCAAAGATCTTACAAACAAAGGTAAGCACAAAGAAGCATCTGCTTTATTCAAAAAACATTTCCCTAACTTTGGTAAATAACTATGGCTAAAAAGGTGAAGGGTAAAAAAACCACCGTAATTGTTAACCCCAAAAAGGACGATCTAATGAAAGAGGACATCAAAAGATTACTTCGTAGTGAAGTTGATAGCTTGCGTGAAGCAGCTAAGAAGAAGCTCGATCCTGTAGGGAAGGAAGACAAGGACATCGATAACGATGGTGACAAGGACAACTCTGACACATATCTTCTAAACAAAAGGAAGAAGATAACTAAAAGTGTCACAGGTAAAACACCCAAGCACCTTTGTGCTAAGTATGTCGAACATAAAGAGTTCGGTGTATGCGAGACCATTCCTGGTGCTCACGATCTAGTGGAGCAAGAGGATGGATCTTATAAAGTATTTCATTATGACCTCAAGGATGAGTCAGGTAACCTTTATGAGGACGTATCTATTGAGGACTTCGAAGTACTAGTAGAGATGGAGCACGCTCACTAATGAAAAGTTTTAAATCCTTTAATGAAGCTGTTGCTAACAAGAAGCAATCTGATGCTATAGCACAAGCAAAGTTAGATCGTAAGTCTGCACTTAAAGTTAAGTCTGTTAAGTACAGAAAGGAGAACACTCAGGTTGGTGACCCTAACTCTAGTGCACCTGAACAGAATTTCTCTGAAGCTAAGGTAGATGCTGGTAAATCTCCTGAAACAAAAGAGAAGGATAGGAACGTACGTAAGTTTGGTGTAAGCCATAACGTATCAGGTCACGGTAAACTAAGAAGATCTCTTCATAGGATGAACCGTGGAGATAAAAAGATACCTGGTGATAAGTCTAAATGGATGGAGATGGAAGGGAAGGATTACGGTATCACTAGGGGAGATGGTAAACCAAAGGGTGTTATGAAAGCATACCTTGATGCCAAAGCAAAGAAATTAAGTAAAGAAAAGGCAGCACAAAAGCCTGAGTATAGAAACAACCCTGCATTTGGTGATCCATCACATCATTCAAACAGAAAGAACATTAAAGAATTTGTAGGAACAACTATAGCTGGAACTGCTGGAGCAGCGACTGCAAAGAAAGGTGATAAGGTTCGTAAGGCAGTTGGTTCTGGTGCAGGATATGCAGTAGGTTCCACAGCTGGTCGTGCAGCTGGTGGTGCAGTTGGTCAAGCAGTAGGTAGAGCAACGGTTCCTATTGTTGGTGGTGCAGTTGGTAAACAGGTAGGTAAAGTAATTGGTGGTACTGCAGGCGGTGTAGCAGGTGCTGTTGCAGGTAACAAGTTAGCTGGTACATCAAAGAAGAAGGTAAAGGAAGAGGTAGAATTAACTGAAGCTCCTGGAGTTAGTACAGCTATATCTCAAGGTAT